TGAACTTACGGGTGAAACTCGTATTGGTCGAACAGGTAAGTCTCAACGTGTTATGCGAGTGAAAGTTTAATATGCAAAATATTCATTTTCCTTCAGTAGCCAAATCAATTGCGATTACTAAGAAATTGGTAAGAGCACTTAAGTATGATTTACACATTCGTGAGTATGATGGTTTGGTTGAAGTGATTGGTTTGATTGATGACCCAACTCTAAGTTTAGAAAGTTTTGCTGGTCGTGAGACTTTGTTTCCTAAGCGTTGGGTTACTCTAGATGTTATGAGTCAGAAAGAAGTCGAGGCATTTAATGGCTGAGATTAAACTGATTACATTCAAATCACATCACACAATCATTGGAAAAGTAGACATTCATAAAGAAGAGGGTTATGTTTCAGTTAAACAACCTGTTCAAGTGATTGTTGTACCACCAAAGTCTGCAAATGACCAAGGCGGTATTGCTTTTTCACCTTATATTGAGTTCTCACAAGAATTCACTTCAGGTTTTAAAATTAGTGCAGAAGACATTCTATTGATTTCTACACCAGTAGTCGAACTTGAAAATCAATATAATCAGGTGTTTGGTTCAGGCATTCAAATTGCTTCAACTTTGCCTGGAGTGTGATATAATACAAGAATGAGTAAATCTTATTATACAAATGTTACTGCCGTAGGTAACAACATTCTGTATAGAGGAGTTAAAGACGGTAGGCGTACTAAGTTGAAAATTACTTATGCGCCTACTTTTTATCTTCCTACTAACAGAGAAACACAATTCAAATCACTTAATGGTGACTATCTAGAGCCTCGTAGGTTTGATAACATGCGAGATGCCAGAGACTTCATTCGTCGGTACGATGAGGTTCAAAACTTTAAAATCTATGGTAACAATCGATACGAGTATGCCTACATCGCTGATGAAAACAAAGGCATGATTGATTGGGACTTCGAACACGTTTCTATTGCTGTAATTGATATTGAGGTTGGTTCTGAGAATGGATTCCCTGACCCATACAAAGCAGAGCAACCGATAACTGCTATTGCTATCAAGTATATTGGTGGCAAGATGGTTGTATTTGGCTGTGGTGACTATCAATTAAAAGCTGATGAGATATACATTAAATGTGCTGATGAGTATCAGCTATGTAAAAAGTTTTTAAGATTGTGGCAAGACCAATGTCCTGATGTTATATCAGGTTGGAACATCAAGTTCTTCGATATTCCATATTTGTACAATCGATTCTTAAAATTGCTTGGTGAAGAAGAAGTCAAGAAGCTATCACCATGGAACATTGTTAATGTTAGACGAACTAATGCTAACAATGGTCAAGAGTTAGATGCTTATTATCCTATCGGTGTTGCGGTGCTCGATTACATCGAATTATATAAATGGTATTCACCTAGCGGTAAATCACAAGAATCATATTCATTAAATAACATTGCTCACGTCGAATTAGGTGAAAGCAAGATTTCATATGACGAGTATGATAACTTACACCAACTATACAAACTAAACTTTCAAAAGTTTATTGAGTATAACATCCATGACGTTGAATTGATTCTACGCTTAGATGATAAACTTAAACTGTTTGAATTAGCACTAACACTAGCATACGATACTAAGACTAACTTTGAAGATGTCTTTGCTCAAACTCGTATGTGGGATGCACTGACATACAATCATTTATTAGAACGTAACATTATTGTTCCACCTAAAGGTAACAAAACTAAAGATAGTATGTTCGAAGGTGCTTATGTTAAAGAGCCTCAAGTTGGTGTGCATGAATGGGTAGCAAGCTTTGACTTAAACTCATTGTACCCACATCTATTGATGCAATACAACATCTCACCTGAGACTTTGTTAGAACCTTCTGATTATACACAAGAAATTCGTAATCTTATTTCTGATGGAATATCATTAGAGAAACTTCTTAATAAAGAAGTAGATACATCACAATTAAAAGATGTAACTTTAACTCCTAACGGACAATTCTTCACTACAACTAAACAAGGTTTCTTGCCTCGTATGATGGAAGAGATGTATGAAGACCGTAAGAAGTTTAAAGGCATGATGATTCAAGCTAAGAAAGACTATGAAAAAGAGACTGACAAATCTAAGTTGTTTGAGATTGAAAAACGGATTGCTAGATATAACAATCTACAGTTAGCTAAAAAGCTTTCATTGAATTCTGCATATGGTGCACTTGGTTCACAGTACTTTAGATTCTATGACCTACGTATGGCTTCGGCTGTTACTTCAGCAGGTCAATTGAGTATTAAATGGATTGAAGCTAAGTTGAATGCTTACATGAACAGCTTACTAAAGACTGATGCTGATTATGTAATTGCTTCAGATACTGATTCTATTTACTTGCGCTTATCTGAGTTAGTAAACAGTGTGTATGGTGTTGATGGTAAAGTAACGGCATCTACTTTAAAAGTTATTGATTTTATGGATAGAGTTTGTGAACACAAGATTCAACCATATATCGATACTAGCTATAAAGAGTTAGCTGAATATGTTCATGCGTATGCTCAAAAGATGCAAATGAAACGTGAAGCACTATCAAACAAAGGTATCTGGACTGCTAAGAAGCGATACATCCTAAACGTATTTAATAATGAAGGTGTTCAATACAACGAACCTGATTTAAAAGTGATGGGTTTAGAGATGGTCAAGTCTTCAACACCTTCAGTCGTTCGAGATAAGATGAAAGAGTCTATTCGAATTATGATTTCAGGAACAGAAGAAGATATGCAAAAGTTCATATCAGACTTTAGAGAGTTCTTCAGAGGTTTACCTGCCGAAGACATTTCGTTTCCTAGAGGTATCAACGGTTTGACAAAGTACTCTAATTCATCTACACTGTATAATAGCGGTACACCAATACACGTCAAGGGTGCTATTTTATATAATCATTACTTACGTGAATTGAAGTTAACGAATAAGTATCCGTTAATTCAAGAAGGTGAAAAGATTAAGTTTACATATCTAAAAGTTCCTAATCCTTTTAGAGATACTGTTATTTCTTTTCCAGCAAGGTTGCCTAAAGAATTTAATATTCAAGCGTATATCGATTATGATACTCAGTTTGATAAGACATTCTTAGAGCCTATTAAGATTATTCTTAATTGCATGGGATGGACTACAGAAAAAGTATTTACATTAGAAAGTTTCTTCCAATAAGGAGTTATTATGAGTTTGATGGACAAATTAAAAAAGAACAGTACAATTAAAGAGTCAGCGATTCTTTCAAAGTCGACACTGTTCAATGAAAAAGATATGGTCGAGACTGAAGTGCCTATGGTCAACGTAGCACTGTCAGGTCGTATTGATGGTGGTCTAACACCTGGTCTTACAATGTGGGCAGGTCCTAGTAAACATTTTAAATCAGCATTTAGTCTATTGATGGCTAAGTCATACATGGATAAGTATCCTGAAGCTGTGATGATGTTCTATGATTCTGAGTTCGGCACACCTAAGAAGTACTTCGAGACATTCAATATTGATATGGACCGAGTGTTGCATACACCATTAACTGATATTGAACAATTGAAGTTTGATATCATGAATCAACTTAAAGAGATTGCTAGAGGCGATAAAGTAATTATTGTTGTTGACTCTATTGGTAACTTGGCTTCTAAGAAAGAAGTTGAAGATGCGATTGAAGGTAAATCAGTAGCTGATATGTCACGTGCTAAACAAGTTAAGAGTTTGTTCCGTATGGTAACACCACACTTAACACTTAAAGACATTCCAATGGTGGTTGTTAATCACACATACAAAACTATGGAAATGTATGCTAAAGATGTAGTTGGTGGCGGTACTGGTTCATACTACTCAGCAGACAATATCTTTATTCTAGGTCGTCAACAAGAAAAAGATACCTCAGGTATTACAGGATATAACTTTGTAATCAACGTTGAGAAATCACGATATGTACGTGAGAAATCTAAGATTCTTATTACAGTAGACTTTGAAACAGGTATTCAAAAATATTCAGGCTTGCTTGATGTTGCTATCGAAGGTAACTTTGTACAGAAACCATCACCTGGCTGGTATTCTAAGGTTGATTTAGAGACTGGTGAAGTTGGTGATAAAGTTCGTTTTGATAAGACTCAAACATCCGACTTCTGGAATGATTTGTTAGCAAACGAAAAGTTTAAAGAATATGTAAGGAAGAAATATGAAATCGCTTATGGAAGCATTATGGGAGACAATACGCCATTGGTTGAGATTGAAGAAGAAGTCGATTAAAGAAGGTGTTGATTTTAGACTACATGATATAGAAGACTCCGACCTTACCGCTATTGAACTGATTAGCGGTAAGTTCAAAGGTGTTATATATTACTATAATGGTGCTAAGATTGTAGAAGAAGGAACTATGGCCAGACTTCAGTTTGGCTATAACATTTACAACAAAGCGAATTTTGATGTTGAATTTTTGACAAACTCACAAGAATTCAATACACTGATGGGCGATATACTTACCCAACTTATATTAAAAGATGAAGTTTATGGACAGACTAGAACTATCGATACTGAAGAATTTGATTTATAATGACGAATTCACACGCAAAGCATTACCATTCTTAAACGAAGAATATTTTGCTGATACTTCAGAAAAGATTATATTTAAAACAACTAAAGACTTCATTGGTAAGTATGAATCGCTTCCTACTAATGAAGCTTTAATCATTACAATTTTAGAGTCAACCAATTACACTGAATTAGAAGTTCGTTCATGTGTTGATACTCTAAAACAAATTGAACAGAATAGAAATGAAAAGACTGATATAAACTGGTTAGTCGAACAGACTGAAAAGTTTTGTCAAGATAAAGCTGTCTATAATGCGATTATGGATTCTGTTCATATCTTAGACGACAAATCAGGTAAGACATCTAAAGGTGAGATACCTAAACTATTATCTGATGCACTTGCTGTCTCATTCGATAGTAACGTTGGTCACGATTACATGGATGACTTTAGTTCTCGTTATGACTTCTACCATAAAGTAGAATCTCGAGTTAAGTTTGACTTAGATTTATTCAATAAGATTACTAAAGGTGGTATCCCTAACAAAACATTAAACATTCTGTTAGCTGGTACTGGTGTTGGTAAGTCTATGTTCATGTGTCATATGAGTGCCGCATGTATCGCTCAAGGTCTAAACGTGTTGTATATCACCATGGAAATGGCTGAAGAACGTATTGCTGAACGTATTGATGCTAACTTATTGAATATTAGTTTAGCTGATATTGAAAGTATATCTAAACAAGATTACGAACGTCGATTCAAAGCATTACAAAACAAAACTCAAGGTAAGCTTATCATTAAAGAATACCCAACAGCAGGTGCTTCAGTGTTACACTTTAGAGCATTGATGACTGAGTTGAGTTTAAAGAAATCATTCAAACCTGATATTGTGTTTATTGATTACTTGAATATATGTGCCTCATCTAGAATGAAGCAAGGCGGTTCAATCAATTCATATACTTACATTAAGAGTATCGCAGAAGAGTTGCGTGGTTTCGCAGTTGAGTATGATGTACCTGTGTTCTCAGCAACACAAACAACTCGTAGCGGTTTCAGTAATACTGATGTAGGTCTTGAAGATACTTCAGAATCGTTTGGTTTACCTGCTACCGCAGACTTTATGTTTGCACTAATTAGTACTGAAGAGTTAGAGCAACTAAATCAGATTATGGTAAAACAATTAAAGAATCGATATAACGACCCTAGCTATTACAAGAAATTTGTGGTTGGTGTTGATAGGTCGAAGATGCGTCTATATGATGCAGAACAATCTGCTCAAACTGATATCAGTGATTCAGGACAAGATAAACCTGTCAATTCATTTGGTAATAGAGAAAGCAAATTTAAAAACTTTTCAGGTGACATTAAAGTATAGGAGAAATACAGATGGCAAAATCACAATATAAAGACATCGTAAAAGGTGTTGATAGCGTATCAATTAACATTTTAGATAATGGTTATAATCTAGAATTTACGGGTTACAATTCAAAAGGTGATTGGGTAACAAGTAAAATTATTGTTCCTTCAGTTGAAGAATTGTGTAATCATATCAAAGAAGTAACGCAAATTCCTCACGATTAGATAATAGAACATATAAATAGTTCTATGCATAATTTTAAAGAATACAAAGAGCACTCTAGCGGAGTGCTTCTTTCAGAGGCTAAGCAAATCGATAATCCTAGAATGTATCTTATAGAAGAAGTTATATTCAACAAAGGCTTTATTGGTGCTAAACAAACTTTACGTGTGTTAAATTCTATGAAAGACCGTCTTTCAGGAACAGAATTGGTGACTCGTGAAGATACCTTAGCTTTATCTGAAAATATCTTAAAAGCAACCAGATTACTATCTGATATTAGTGCATTGACATTAAATAGAATATCAGCATCCGAAATAATCAAGAATCACTTCAAAACATTCACAAAGTTAAAACGAAACAAACTAAATGATGCGGATAACAAAAATCTGTTCATGAAGTATATTGAGCAGTCGTTGAATGCACATATATTGCAATCAAAGCGTGTTGACACTAGACGTAAACGCCAGATTGAGAAAACTGAAATCTTAAGATTCTATAGAAATATATCTAAAGAGATTACTGTCATATTTGAATTTGTATCATTGGTTCTTGAAGCTAAGAATCAGATATTAGATAAACTTAAAAACGTCAAAGATGAAGACGCTGAAGTAAAAATTGAAGAAGGTTTTGTTCAATTTCAATTACAAAACAAATCATCTATCGTACTGTTATACACCGAGGACTAAAAATGAGCGAAAAGAAATTTGACATATCAGCAGTGATTGCTCAGTATGGTGATGATGATTTTGGTTTTACCGCAATAGATGAGGATGAGTATCAATCAGTTATTGCAGAAAAAGATGAGACAGTTGAAGAATACAAACAACGTTTAAATCAAGTTGAAAAACTTATTCTTCCGTTTCTAACTAGATTATTACAAACAGCAAATCAACCGGTCATTAAATGGCCAAATCGTGGTCCTGTTATTGAAGAGCAAATTCAAAAGATACTCAATTTAACTAGAGACTAATATGAAATTCAAAGACTTCCTAAGAGAAAAACAAGAATTTGTTTCAAAAGCAGGTGCTGGTGAAGAAGGTTCAGATAAGTTAGTTAAGACTTATAAGAATGCTACACCAGGACAAAACATCAAAGAAGATGCTACTGAATGTCATCTATATACTTATCAAGAAGTAAAAGACCTTGAGAAGTTTGCGGATAGACTACTAAACAAATATGGTGTTGATATTGAGTTCACTAAACACTTTGGTGAGCGCATGAGTGACACTAGAAACAAACCTTGTATCAAGTTGGCCGAGTTGCAACAACTATTCAAGCGTATTGAAGCAAGCAAAGCAGAAAAGATTCGTAAACAAAAAGACGGTGAATATGTTATCGTCGATTTACAAAAAGATTTAAACTTGCCTGTAGTTATCGAATATAAACGAGGAACAGGATTTGAAGTGCGAGTGAAAACAATCATGCGTAAGAAAAACTTTATGACTACAAACTCAAAAGTAACTGTGGAGTCTTTTAAAAGTCATATAAGTAATATGTAATATAATTTTTGGAGTTATTATGGATAAAGATTTGATTATAGGATGCACCACTAACTACAAGTGGGACACAATTAAATATTGGGTAAACTCTATCAATCAGAGTGGTTTTGCTGGTGATAAAGTTTTGATTATGATGAATGCTGACAAATACACTATGGATAAAGTGATTGAAGCAGGCTTCACAATCATTGGTTTCAATCAAGATGAACAAGGCAACCTTGTTTATGATTCACAATTGATGGTTCATGTCGAACGATTCTTACACATTTTCAATCATCTAAACAAAATCGATTACCGTTATGTCATTACGACAGACGTTAAAGATGTTGTATTTCAAAGCAATCCTGTTGAATGGCTTGAGTTCATGCTTGACCCATTGAATCCTATGCAATTAGTTTTTGCTAGTGAAAGTATCAAATATAAAGATGAACCTTGGGGTAATCAGAATCTATTAGAAACTTATGGTGAGTATATCTATAATTACTATAAAGATAATACGATTTACAATGTAGGAGTATTAGCTGGTCGTGGTTATGCTATGAGAGACTTAGCTATGAATATCTTCCTTGCGTGTTTGAATAAACCTATTCCTATTACAGACCAATCAACGTTTAATGTGATTACGTCGATGGAGCCTTACAAGTCAACGAGTTACTATATGAATTCTGAAGATGGTTGGGCATGTCAATTAGGTACGACAGCAGACCCTTCTAAGATTGACGAATTTAGAGATAAATTGTTAGAATCTAGTCCTATCATTGATGGTGATATTGTTAAGACAAGCACAGGACATCCTTTTGTGATTGTTCACCAGTATGACCGAGTGCCAGAATGGCGCAAACTAATTGAGGCAAAATATGGCTAGAATTTTATATGTGGTGCATCGCTACGCACCATTTCCTGGTGGTTCTGAAAACTATGTTCGAGATATGGCTGAAGAGACTCTATCAAGAGGACATGAAGTTTGTGTCTTTACTGGTGAGCATCAAGGTGATTGGAATGGTGTTCGAGTAACTGATTTAATTAGTGTTCTAAATGAAAAGTGGGATTTGATTGTAATTCATGGTGGTGATGTTGGAGTACAAGATTTTGTATTACGTCATGCTTCAGCGATTCAATCGCCTATTCTGTTTATGTTGATTGTTCCTTCTGAAAGTCAAACATATCTAAATGCTATTAGAGAATGTGATTATATAGGTTGCTCAACAAAAGAAGACTGGAACTATGTAATTGATAAAGGTGTTGTTACTAAGTCTAAAGAGATTAGACATGGTATTGACCCTAAAATCTCAACAGGACTTCCTGGCTTTAGAGAGAAATACGGAATCAAAACTCAATACATGTTCTTATCATGTGGCGGATATTGGCCTAATAAAGCTATGAAAGAACTTGTTGATACATTTAATAGACTTGGTCGTGATGATGTCACTTTAGTATTAACTGGTTATGATAACAGACATAATATTAAACCTGAAGAATCAGAATTCGTTAAACCATTGATGGTTGAGAATCGTGATGATGTCATGTCTGCTATTATGGAATCTGATTTGTATATCATGCATTCACATAAAGAAGGCTTCGGTCTTGTACTACTTGAAGCTATGTTAAACAAAACACCTTGGACTTCAAGAAACATTGCAGGTGCTAAACTCTTAAAAGACTTTGGCTTCACATACGAACACGATGAAGACTTGTTACAATATATGAAAGAATTCTTAGATGCTGGTTATGTAACAGACGAGAAGATTGATAATGCTTATGAGTTTGTAACATTAAATCACACAATTAAAAATACAGTTGACGATATCTTAAAATTACTATGAATTTTACCTTTGCTATAACAACAGATTATTCCAATATGGAACAAATCTATGAAGTCATTGCTTCGATTAGAGAATTGAATGTACCTAAGTATGAAATACTACTGATTGGTGACAAACACTTCTATGATGACCCTGATGTTAGATATATACACTTCGATGATACTGAACGTAAAGGTTGGGTAACTCGTAAGAAAAATATTCTATGCCAAGAAGCGCAGTATGAGAATATTGTATTGATGCATGACTACTATGTTTTTGATAAAGACTGGTACAAATCATATCTTGAGTTTGGTGATGATTGGGATGTCTGTTCTAATGCTCAGTTATTGATGAATGGTAAAAGACACTTTACTGATTGGGTAACTTGGGATTGTCCTTTGTACCCTAGATATACAGCATTACCTTATGATGAATGGGCATTAACTAATTACATGTATCAGTCAGGTGGTTATATGCTAGTCAAGAAACATGTGATGATGACTGAACCATTTAATGAAAATCTAACTTGGGGTCAAGCTGATGATGTGGAATGGTCTCTAAGAATTCGTACTAAATATAAAATGAAATGTAATGGCAAAGCCATTGTGAGACATAATAAAAGGCATCGTGATTGTGAATAAACTTGTTATATTTGATTTAGATGGTGTATTAATCGACTCTCGAGAATTACACTATGAAGCATTAAATGAAGCATTAAATGAAATTGGTGAGCAATATGTTATTAGTCGTGATGAACACTTAAGTTTATATGATGGACTAAGCACAACCAAAAAATTAAAAATGTTGACCGAAAGAAAAGGTCTTCCTGTTGAATCTCATGATTTGGTTTGGAAAAACAAGCAAAACTCAACTATTAGTTTAGTTTCCGAACTAAAAATAAACCACACAGCAAGTTATATCTTTGGCCACCTGAAAATGCGTGGTTGGAAGATTGCAGTAGCCTCAAACAGTATTCGAGAGACTGTTCGTGTTGCACTGCATTCTATTGGTGTTTTAGGTTATGTTGATTACGTAGTCAGTAATGAAGACGTTAAACATACTAAACCACATCCTGAAATGTATTGGAGATGCATGATTGCACTTAATGCATTACCTGAAAACACAATTATTGTAGAAGACAGTCATATTGGTCGAGAAGGTGCTATCAAGTCTGGCGGTAATCTTTATCCAGTTAAGAACGCAGACGATTTAAATGGCAACAGATTTTTACAATACGTTGATGATTTTGAATTGACAAATAAAAATATTAATGTACCATGGAGAAATGAAAAGATGAATGTATTAATTCCTATGGCTGGTGCTGGCTCTAGATTCGCACAAGCAGGATACACTTTCCCTAAACCTTTGATTGAAGTCAACGGTAAACCTATGATTCAAGTTGTAGTTGAAAACTTGAATGTAGAAGCACACTTCATTTACTTGGTACAAAAAGAGCACTATGAGAAATATAATCTTAAACAGTTGCTCAATCTAATTACACCTGGTTGCGACATCATTCAAGTTGATGGTGTTACTGATGGTGCCGCAAGAACTACATTGTTAGCAAAAGAATTGATTGATAACGGTGAGCCTTTATTGATGGCTAACTCAGACCAATATGTTGAATGGAATTCTAATGAAGTGTTGTATGCATTTACTGCCGATGAAGTTGATGGTGGTATCGTAACATTCAAAGCAACTCATCCTAAGTGGTCATTCGCTAAGATTGGTGATGATGGTTTCATTTCTGAAGTTGCTGAGAAGAATCCTATTTCTGATAATGCAACAGTGGGAATCTATTACTGGAAGAAAGGTTCAGACTATGTTAAGTATGCTGAACAAATGATTTCAAAAGACATTCGCACTAATGGTGAATTCTACACATGTCCTTCATTCAATGAAGCGATTGCTGATGGTAAGAAGATTAGAAACAAATCAATTGAAAAGATGTGGGGTTTAGGTACACCTGAAGACTTACATTATTATTTGGAGAATCATAGAGTATGAAAGTAGCCGTTATTTTAACTGGTCATATGCGTAGTTGGGGAAAAGTATTTCCTAACTTTAAAGAAAAAGTACTTGACAAATATAATCCTGATGTTTTTATTCACACATGGTCAGACGAAGGTTGGTGGACTCCTGGTGATAAAGTAACTGAAACAGGTGTATTTGATGATAGTCCTGAGATTAATGTAGGTGCAATCATTCAAGCATATCAACCAAAAGATATTCGACTTGAAGATTGGAACAAAAGAATAATTGATGATGTTCCTTCATTTAACGAACACTTTGAACAAAGAGGATATGAATATCCTAACTTTGCACATAAACCTAGAAACATTTTAAGTATGTTTTATAAGTTGAGTGAAGGTGTTTCTCTTATGAATAACTATGCGGCTAAGAATGGTCAGCAATATGATTTAGTTATTCGTATGAGACCTGATATGATTATTGATGATTTACCTGATTTTGAATTGAACAAGTTCTACACACTTGCTCATAAGAATCATCTTGGTCAAGGTACAGGTGACATGATTCAAGTAGGTAGTGTATTGCAAATGAATCTATTTGCTTTATTACCACAAAATATAAACCTTCTATATAATCATACACAGTTATTATGTCCTCATGTATTATCTGAAACATGGATTAATGCATTACATTTAAACTGGGAAGAATTCTCAATCAATAAAACTATTATGCATACACCAAAAGGTCCGTATGTGGAAATGACAAATGAATAATTTCGAAAAGATTGTTACGCTAACAGACGGCCCTGTTCAGTATGAGATGACTGGTACTAATAATATTAAGATGGTACAGCATCCATATCCATACTCAATTAAAAAAGAAGAGTTTGAATTCTTAACTAAACTGATTGCAGATAATAACCTTAAAAATGGATATGAGTGTGCAACAGCTTTTGGTGTAAGTTCACTTGCTATTGGGCTAGGCTTTAAACAAACTGGTGGTAAATGTGTGACTATGGATGCATACATTGAAGAAAAGTGTAAGAATCCAGGTAAGTATAAAGACTTCGCTCGTGAAGTTTATGATAAAGCTGATGGTTTTAAATCAGTCAATTATTTAATTGAAAAATTTGATTTGAAAGACACATTGTATCCTGAAATTGGTTGGAGTCCTGATGATACAGAAACTGCCGTTAGAAAACACATCAAAGAACCTTTAGATTTTGTGTTCATTGATGCAGGACACTTTCCTGAACAAATGATTAAAGATATTGATGCATTCTTACCATTATTAGGTGAAAAGTATATTTTAGCATTTCATGATGTATATGCATGGAGTTTTTCTGAAGCTGTGCATGAACACTTATTCAATAAAATAGGCAAGCGAGTTGAGATTAAAGTTCCTCATCCTGCTGGTGAAAATTTAGCGATTGTTTGGAATCTATAATGATACTAATAGCACATAGAGGTAATTTATCTGGTCCTAATCCAACACAAGAAAATAAACCTGAATACATTCAACAAGCACTTGATGAAGGTTATTCAGTTGAAATTGATTTAAGAATGAAAGATGATGTTTTATTTTTAGGTCATGATTATGCTCAGTATGAAGTTGATGAAGAGTTTTTAGACAAATATAGTGGAAGACTTTGGGTACATTGTAAAGATGCTAAAGCTTTCACTAGAGCATTACAACTAAATCTAAATTGTTTTTGGCACAATACAGACGACTATACTATGACTAGTTATGGATATGTCTGGTGTTTTCCAAGTAAAGAACCTGTAGGCAAAATGAGTGTTACTGTGTTACCTGAACTATATGCTGATGTATCAGAAATAGATAAAGAAAAAGTGTTTGCAGTGTGTTCAGACTACGTTTCAAAGATAAAAAACATATAAATACAGTATATTCTGCTATAGAGGCCGAGGACAATGAAGAAAAAAACAATCAAAGAATTTATTCAAATGCCTATTGATGTTCTGTTCGAACAAATCATTCAAGAAGGTGTTCACGACAAAGCAATTTTCAAAGCAGTATTCTTAGCTGGTGGTCCTGGTTCTGGTAAAGACTATGTGTTAGACAACACATTGGCAGGTCACGGTTTAACAGAAATCAATTCAGATAAAGCATTAGAGTACTTGATGGACCGAGAAGGTCTTGATAAACGTATGCCTAAGTCTGAAGAGGATGCACGTAATCTCATTCGTGGTAAAGCAAAAAACGTTACTGAGTTACGTCAAAGATTAGCACTTCAAGGTCGTAATGGTCTTATCATTAACGGCACAGGTGATGACCCTGAAAAAATCAAAAAGATTAAAGAACGTTTAGAAGAACTAGGTTATGAATCATCTATGGTGATGGTTAATACTGCCGATGAAGTTTCTAAGCAACGTAATATCGAACGTGGTCAACGTGGCGGCCGTACAGTTCCTGAAGAAATTAGAAAAGAGAAATGGGATTCAGTACAAGCGGCTAGACCAGAATTAGCAAAACTATTTGGTGATGGTTATAGAGAGTTTGATAACTCCGAAGATTTAAGACAAGCACCACCAGAGGTTGCTCAACAGAAAAAAGATGAGATGTTAGACATCTATAAAGGTGTTAAAGAGTTTGTAGCTAAACCTCCTAAACACGAAAATGCTCAAGCATGGATTGCTCAAGAATTACAATCAAAAGACGCACTTAAAGTTAGAAAAGCTGATGTTGGTCGTTTACCAGCAGACCATGCTGATGAAAAAGGTATGTCTAGTCAAGCTAAACAAATGGGCTTGCAATATCTAGGTTATGGTCGATATGGTAAGAATCATAAAGTTACACATCGTGTTGTTAATGGTAAACTAGTAGAAGTGCCTAAAGCACCAGTTGCTCAACCTAGAAATGTTCCTATTACAGGTTCATCTATGTCTGCTAAGAATGTTAACACATCTAGCAAAGCTAAAGTACCATTAAAAGCAAAAAATGTATTATCTACATTAAAAACAAAAGAAGTTCAAAAAGAAGATATCAATTCTACATTCGGTCAGTTGTTCAGTGAAAGTTATGAGTTTTCAGATTCTGGTGCTCGTAATCTATTGACGTTAGGTACCGAGATGTCAAACAATGATTCTATTGCAGAATCTAATTTAGAGTTGACATCTAAACAGATGGAAAATATGAAGTTACTTAAAGATAGTCACGGCAAAGTGAGAATCTTTATGATGCGTCGTTCGGCCACGGAACACGCAAATCAAAAAGGTGGTGTTGTTTATAAAGCACCTCGTGGTTATGTTATTAAATTAATGGAGAATGTAAATGAAGAATTTATTGATAAAGATAGTGGATTGGCTGTTTGGAGTGACGAAGTACGACAAGATGGCAAGAGAACTTTCGGAAGCTTACGTGAAAGCACAGGAAGAAATCGAGAAGAAAGCGGTAGAGGAATTCTTAGCGAGGGAATCAACGAATGTGCAAGCGACACCAGTTGCGGTTGCTCCGACACAAAAACCAAAAAGTCGCTCAAACAGACGAAGAAAGAATTACAGCAAAAGTCAGAAAGTAGCATCAACGAAATAGATGCTGGAACAGAATCAGGTATATCTTTATCTGGATGCGGTGAAAATCCATCAAGAGGTTCTTTAAGCACTAGAGCAAAGAAGAAACCTTTTGATGAGATGACTGGTGATGAAACCACATATAGTATTGGTGCTCAAAAAGAAGACGAATTAAAGAAACAAGGTATTAGTTTATCATCATTCAAATCTAAGAAAGTAGTCTAGCATGAAAAGATTTAAAGATTTAAAAGAAAGCTTAAAGAAAGCTTGTTGGAAAGGCTATGAAGCAATAGGAACAAAAACCAAGAACGGTAAAGAAGTTCCTAACTGTGTTCCTGTAAAAGAAGAAAATGATGAATATTGTGATGCTTGTGATAGATTAAAAAAAGATTGTATTTGCGATGAGCAAGTCAAAGAAGACTGGCAAAAAGTAAACAAGGCTGACAACACCGATGGTATGAGCCAAAAAGCAGTCAATGCGTATCGACGTGAGAATCCAGGTTCTAAACTGAAAACAGCAGTGACTGAAAAGAATCCTTCAGGTAAACGTGCTTCACGTAGAAAATCATTCTGTGCTCGTATGAGTGGAATGAAGAGTGCTCATGCAAGTGCTGAGACTAAACGTGACCCCGATAGTCCAATCAATAAAGCATTACGTCGTTGGAGATGCTAATTGACTCAATTTAGTAAACAAACCAACGAATTTCTAAACAACAACAAGACCATTTATGAAGTGGTCATGTTGGCTGACAAGTATGGAAATATTGCTGGTGGTACTGGCGGTACTTCTGTAGATGCTTTTGGTCGTTTACGAGTATCTCAACCATATACATTATTTGATTCCTCACATCGATATCGAGATAATAATCTTTGGGCAACTTCAAATACAGCAAACACAACCGTTGTATTTTCTCAAAATGAAGGACTAGTTAATCTTAACATAGATACTACGGCTAATTCTGAAATCATTAGAGAAACGACTAAAGTATTTTCATATCAACCAGGTAAATCTTTGTTGATATACACAACATTTGTATTTGCACCAGCACAAACTAATTTAAGACAAAGAATTGGTTATTATGGTGCAAACAATGGTATGTACTTAGAGCAAACTGATTCAACTATCAATTTTGTTGAGCGAAGTATAGTTACAGGTAGTGTAACTGAAATTAGAGTTCCTCAATCTGATTGGTCTGTTGATACAATGGATGGCACAGGTCCATCAGGTAAAATTCTCGATTTAACTAAAGCACAGATTATGTGGATGGATATTGAATGGTTAGGATTAGGTACTGTCCGTATGGGTTTCATTATTGATGGTGAATTTGTGTTATGTCACAGATTCAATCACGCAAACTTAGTACAAACAACGTACATTACGACAGCCTCATTACCATTAAGACAAGAAATTAAAAATACTGGAATAACAACAAGTAATAGCACTATGAAACAAATTTGCTCTTCAGTTATATCTGAAGGTGGATATGAATTAAATGGTTTACAACAAGCTGTTTCAACACCAGTAAATGCTCCTATAGATTTAACTGTTGACAATACTTTTTATAACTTAATTTCTTTAAGACTAAAATCTGACAAATTAGATGCTATCGCAATATTGACAGCACTTTCTTTATTGGGACAAACTAATAACGCAGTTTACAATTGGCAAGTTAGAGCGTCTGCAACAACTACTGGCGGTACTTGGACAAGTGCTGGAGTAGATTCTGCTATTGAATATAAGTTAGATTCTGCAACTGTTAGTGGCGGTAGAATTCTAGCTTCTGGATTCTTACAATCAACAACACAAAGTAGTGTTCCCGTAAGCATTCTAAAAGAAGCACTATTCAAATTTCAACTAGAAAGAGATAGTTTAGCTGGAACTTCTTATGAATTGACGCTATGCTGTTCAACTAATACTGCTGGCGCTGATATATTTGCAGGAATAGACTGGGAAGAAATCTCAAGATAATAGTAAAATCAAAGTAATAAGTTAAATAAATAGAATAACAACGTAACAATAATAAGGAAAAAGAAATGTTTACAGATAAACTTACTTTAGCTATCGCAGAGGCCGCTAAGAAGTGTATGGATGAAGAGTTGAAAGGTAATCAACATAAGATTGATGCTAATAAAAACGGCAAAATCGATGCTGATGATTTTAAAAAACTTCGCAATAAAAAAGAAGTTAGCGAAGAATTAAAAGGTAATCAACACAAAATCGATGCTAATAAGAATGGCAAGATTGATGCTCAAGACTTTAAACTTCTACGCAAAGAAGATACTGTAAACGAAGAAGAAGGACAACACGGATATGTTGCTTTCTCACATGATGGTAAACGACATGAGTTACATGCCAATTCATCATACGAAGCTAAACAAAAAGCTGTAAAACATTTCAATCCACCTAAATCTAAACAACATTTAGTTACTGTTCATCTTGCACAAAAAGATGGTAAAGATGTAGTTCATAGAGCAGTCGAATCTGTACAAGAAGCGGCTATTGATGATTTACGTGACCGTCAAGCGGCTAAACGTGAAGCTAATCCTTATGATTCTAAAGATAAGAAAGAACCAGTTGCACGTAAAGTTCAAGGTTCTCAATATGGTGGTTCTAAACAAAAACAAGAAAAAGAAGTTGAAGTTAACGAAGCTAAAATGTCTGACGAAGATATGCAACAACGTGAGAAAATCGTTAATGGTATGAAAAAGAATCTTAAAGGTTTCAAAGCACGTTATGGCGATGATGCTAAAAAAGTAATGTACGCTACTGCTACTAAACAAGCAATGAAAGAAGAAGAGCAGTTAGATGAATTATCTAAAGACACTTTAGGTTCATACGTTAAGAAAGCTACAGCAGACAAAGATGATTCTATCAAAAGATATAATACTAATGATAGAGATGCTCAAGGAAATAAAGTAAGAGACCAAGACAGAAGTCCTGCAAGAAAAGCTATTGATAATTTGTTAGACAAACGTTCCAATAAACGTATTGCTGGTTTAAAAGTTGCAAACGCAAAACTTGCTAAAGAAGAAGCTGATAACGACCAATTCAAAGCTGAATTAGAAGACAACAAAGCTAAAGCCGCAGGTACTAAGAAACAACCTGATGTACATAAAGCGGCAGTTCAATCAGTTAAACAAGAATCATTTAGCGAAAAACTTTCTACACTTAAAGAAAGTGTTCGTTCATTCTTAAAAGGTAAGAACAATGGCTAAAAAGTTTTCAGACGTATTCAGTAGCATTAAATATGCTAAGATGCAACCAAAACATGATAAAGGTCATGTTGGTGGTTCTACTGATGATGAAGAACATGGTGCAGTGAGTGAATTAGAATTTGGTCAACAAGTTGCTCATGCCAAGAAACGCTCTATGACTGAGAGTGAAGCAGTTAAACGCACTCAAACAAACTTGAAGAACATTGAAGCTTCTAAGACTGGTTATTCTGCTGATGATGAAGAATATAGAAAACACATCGAAAGAATGAAAAAGTCACGTGATGAATATTTGAGAAACAATCCAAATACCATTTATAAACGTAACGAAGAAGTAGAATTTACTCAAGAACAGATTGAAGAAGCGATTGACCACGTTATCACTGCTAGACAGATTATCGGTCATGCTAAAAAGACACCTGGTGGTAGTCATGAATATATGAAGTTTCTAAAATCACTTAGAGATAAGTTTGGTAAAGAGTATTCAACTAATGTACATCAAACAGCTTCTAAACTTGCTACAGAAGAAGTTGAACAGATTGATGAAGTTTCACTAGACACAGCACGTGAAGTGCATAAAGCACGTTTCAGTAACTGGGAAAAAGCTAAGAAGTCTGGTGATAAAGAAGCTATTCAAAAGACTCAAGGTAAAATGGTAAAATCTTTCGCTCACGTTAAAGCAAAAGACAGTAAAGAATTAAAGAAAACTACTGACAAATTACCTAAGTCACCAGAAGAAATTAATAAGATGCATAGTGACCGTTATGAATATAACAAAAAGAAGGGATATTCAAACGAGTCTGTAGAAGTTAATGAAGCTGAGAAAATGAAGGGTGAAGACCCTTGTTGGAAAGGCTATGAAATGGTTGGAACTAAAAAGAAAAATGGTAAAGAAGTTCCTAACTGTGTACCTGTAAACGAATCACGTCAAGCAGATATCGTTAAAGATACAGTAAAAAAAGCAAAACAAAAGAAAAAAGATTTAAACAATGATAAAGATGTATCAGGGAAAGTAGAGAAATTTGAATCTGACCCTCAATTGACAGACACATTACAAAAACAATAAATAGAGTATAACTTAGGAGAAACAAAATGTCTTTATGGTCAACTACAGATGCTAACACTGGTGCACCAAAATTTGCAGTAGCAGGTGGTCTAGGTCTAGCACAAAACGGTGATGCATTATATGCTAACACAACAGTTGGTGCCTTTAAATCAGGTATCGCAGTTGGTGTATTTGGTGTAGATGCTGTCGAAGCTAACTTGCCAGCTAACAAAGCTAACAAACCAGCACATACTGGTTGGGTATTGCGTAAAGTTGGTTCAGGTGGTCGTGCAGGTCGTGTTCAAACTGAAGTATTAGTTGCTGGTGGTATGGGTGCCGACAACACAATTTCAGCTAATGATAACGTTGTATACGCTAACACATAATGAGTTTTAAAAACTTTTTAAAAGAATTCTATAATATTGAAACGAGTCAGGCTTTCAAAGCACATGAGCCTGACGACTCTCAATCATCTAGTATTCTTAATAATGAGGTGATTTCTAAAATCAACGTTCAGTTATCAACTGAGTTGAATGAAAGAACATTATCACCACAAACTGGAATTCAAAAGATTCGTAAAGTATTACATTCTTTTGCATTAGACTTTCCTGTATCATATGATATTGATTCAGAAGGTGACGAAGTTGTTTTTGAAACTAACCAGTTTGGTAAAGCATATGGACCAACACCAACTTCTACAGATATGACTCATGAAGAAGATGATGTTGCTTATGTTTACGTTCTATACTATCTTACTGATGAAGGCTACTATGAATTTTATGCTGAAGTATCAAAAGAATATTCTAGAATGGAAGAATTACTAAACGATGGTTTAGAGGACGAAGACGAAAACGAAGAATAATGCAATTTGATAATTTGACTAGTGATAATTTTTTACTATATGCAATGAAAGTTTATGATAAACCTAATTGTATTATGAGTGAGTTTAAAGAAGATATGAAGAGATTTAACTATCTAAAAAGATTGTTTTATCGATATCGTAAAGATGGTGAAGTCAAAGACAGATTAATTATTAATCATTTAATAGTATTATCTAATGTTTTCGGTGTAGAAGTATCAACAAGATTGTTATTTTTTAAGATGTCGAAAGATGATTATTCGACACTAAAAACATATCTTTTATTTTTAAGTCATATGCCTGAAGTGGTTAAAGGTATTAAAGGACAAGATATTATATCTTCAAATATTCCTTTAGACATGAATGTTGTATTAGAATTAAGAAAAATAAAATGACAGACAAAAAGTATATAGAAGAAGATGGTGTAGTTCCAACTAATAATGTTGGTGGCGGTGCTATTGCTGGTGTTGGCGTTGGACCTAATGGTGAACCTGGTGTTAAAAAGTTTGCAGGTAATAGAGTGTTCAAAGTGCCGACTAAGAATTTTGTTATGGCTAAGATGTTGAAACGTAAGTATCAAAGATTCGAAAGCTATCTTGGTGATGATAGTATCACCGAAGAGATAAGAGAATACGCAAACAAAAACTATGGTGCTGGTATTGTGATTGAAGATGAACAAACTGGTGCTATGACCTTTTTAAGATATGGTAAAGGAAAATAAACATGTGGCTTTTGTCATGGCTTCCTGATTGGATATTTCATTTAATTACATTCTTAGGTTTACTAGGAATCATAGCAAGTATCATATTAGATTACATTCCTTTTGTAGGAAAATACAAACTACCTCTTCAAGTAGTAGCAGTACTACTGTTGACTTTTGGTGTGTGGTTTGAAGGTGGTATGAGTAACGAAGCCATTTGGCAAGAAAGAGTAACTAAACTTCAAGCTGAGATTGCTCAGAAAGAAGTACAGTCAGCTAAAGCTAACGTAGAGATTCAGACTAAATTAATTGAAAAGATTAAGGTAGTCAAAGAAGTAGAATATAAGATTAAAGAAGTAATCAAAGAACACGAAACTATTATTGATGCAGAGTGTAAAGTTGTTCCTGAAGTGATTGATATTTTAAATGCTTCAGCAACAAATCAACTTTATGTGGAGAATAACAAATGAAAACATTAATGTTATTACCTGTATTGATGTTAGTTGGATGTTCAGTATTAGTTCCTGTGAAGCAAAAGTTTCCTGATGCTCCGCCTGAATTACTTACTAGTTGTAATGAACTTAAATTATTAGAAAGAAACACAACGAAGTTATCTGTGGTCGTTGAATCTGTGGTTGAAAATTATGCCTCATATCATGAGTGTCGAATTAGACTTGAGACGTGGAAAGAATGGTATGAAACTCAAAAATCTATTTTTGACAAATAATTATAACTATAAAGGATTCATATGGCTTCAAAATCAGAAAAGTCTTTACAAGACTGGATGACCACAAAATGGCGTCCAATGATGGCTATCGTATACATGGCAATTAACGTATGTGATTTCATCATATTCCCTATTCTATGGACACTAGTTCAGTTTTGGGAATCACAAGCGGCAAATGACGCATTCCGTCAATGGGAACCAATGTCACTACAATACGGTGGTTTAGTTCACATTGCTTTTGGTGCAATTCTTGGTATCACAGCATGGACTCGTGGTCAAGAGAAAGTTGAAAGCATCAAATCTGGTAACGCAACAGAAGAGTAATTATGGCAGACGAGATTGAAGTAAAACTAGCTATGCTTGAGAGAGACTTTGTTGGCCTCAAAGACGTAGTTGAAAAACTTGAACACAGCATAGATAAGCTGACTTCAATCTCTTCCTGTATGGAAAGAATTGTTGCCGTACATGAAAACGTCAATGAAAATCAAAAAGAAGTAAACGATGTACTGTTTGACAAACTCGAACAGGAAAGAGAAAATAATCGACGTGAACATCACGAGTTATCTGATAAGCTATTAGAAGTAAGTAAATCACTAAAAGAAGATATTAGTGAATTGAAAAAAGCAGACTCAGATAGAATTCAAAAATTAGAAGAAAAAGTATCAACAATCGAAAAATGGCGATGGATGGTTATCGGTGGCGGTGCTGTCGTTGGTGCTTCATTCTCAGTAGTATTTAAGTTTATATCTAAACTACTAGAATAACTATTGCACAAACCATAAAGTTTACTATATAATACTGAATAGTTAACGTTTATGTGAGTGTTATATGTCATTATTGATTGATTTAAAATATACGAATCTTATATCTCCCCGATTTGAAAAATTCGTTAAAAAAGAACAGTATCTATTCAACTGTAGATGTCCTCTCTGCGGTGATTCAAAAACAAATAAATCTAAGATGCGAGGTTATATCTATCGCAAAGGTAATGATTTATTCTATCGTTGTCATAACTGTAGTGCAGGATTATCTTTAGGTAATCTAATTAAGTCAATTAGTCCTGACATATATAAACAATACACACTTGAACGTTACAGTTCAGGTAAGACTAATAATTTTAGTAGTAACAATATTATTAAAATAGAACCACCTAAATTTGACAAAGTGATTAAAATGAAGACATTCGAACATGCTGAATGGTGTGATAAACTTCCAGAGCAACACTTTTGTGTTGAGTATCTAACAAAGCGAAAGATTCCTAAGAAGTATTGGAATAAGCTTTTGTTCACAAAAAACTATAAAGAATTTATAAACGCATTAATTCCAGACAATGAAAAGACATTGTATGAAGATGCACGTTTGGTTATTCCTTTTTATAATGAATATGATGAGTTGATTGCTGTAACAGGAAGAGCATTAGAATCTGGTGATAAAACTATCAGATATATAACATTACGTACAGTAGAATCGGATAAGAAATTAATTTACGGAATGGATAGACTAGACCTAACTAAACCTGTTAGAATCGTTGAAGGTCAATTTGACAGTCTATTCTTAGAGAATGCGGTTGCTTCATGTGATGCTAATCTAGTACACACAGCAAAAGAAATCTCTAGTGCAGACAAAGTTCTTATCTTTGATAATGAGCCTAGAAATAAAGAAATCGTTAATCTGATGCAGACTGCTATCAATAAAGGTAACAAAGTTGTTATCTGGCCTGATACTGTTAAAGGTAAAGATATTAATGAAATGGTGATGGATAGATTATCAAAAGCCGAGATTGAAAGAATTATAAGTAGTAATACATTTAGTGGACTACAAGCACAAACGAAATTTGTTTATTGGAAGAAAGTATGAAAGTTAAATTAGTAAGCTATAGTAAACCAAGCGATGAGATGGTTCAGAATGGACTTGAAGATGTTCAAGATTTAATTGCATTCTGTGCTCGAGTTTCTAACCCATCAAATCAACTTAATATGGAAACAGCAGATAAGTTGATTAAGTATTTGATTAAACACAAACATTGGAGTCCATTAGAAATGGCTTCAGCTTGTTTAGAGATTGAAACAACTCGTGATATTGCTAGACAAATTCTACGACATCGTTCATTTTCTTTCCAAGAATTTAGTCAACGTTATGCAGACCCAACAAAAGATTTGGCATTCGTAACTCGTGAAGCACGTTTACAAGATAATATTAATCGTCAGAATTCTGTGGAGACTGATAATGAAGCATTGAAAGATGCTTGGATTGCGGCTCAAACTGAAGTTATTAATGCGGCAGAAAATGCTTATAAATGGGCTGTAGAAAATGGTATTGCAAAAGAACAAGCACGTGCTGTTTTACCTGAAGGTTTAACAGTATCTCGCATGTACATGAATGGAACTCTTAGAAGCTGGATTCACTTCATTGAGATTCGTTCAGGTAATGGCACTCAAAAAGAACATATGGAAGTAGCAAGAGCGTGTGCTGAAGCAATTGCTGAAATCTTCCCTATGGCAAAAGAATTTGTACAAGAATAATTATAGAGGATATTATGAACAACGTTCATGGAATTAATATTGACCTTTCACGAGATTCGTTATTTGATGAATTGGGGTTAATTCGTTTAAAAGAAAGTTATATGAGAGATGAAGAGACTTCACCTCAAGAAAGGTTTGCATATGTTTCTAAACACTTTAGTTCAAATGAAGCACACGCTCAAAGACTATATGAGTATTCTAGTAAGCATTGGCTTAGCTATGCCACTCCTATTCTTAGTTTTGGTCGCTCAAAGCGTGGTTTGCCTATCTCATGTTTCCTCAACTATATTGAAGACACTGCGGAAGGTTTAGTAGACAATCTATCAGAAACTAACTGGCTGTCTATGATGGGAGGCGGTGTTGGTATTGGTTTCGGTATTCGTTCGGCTGATGCTATCTCTACAGGTGTTATGCCTCACTTGAAGATTTATGATGCTTCTTCACTAGCTTATCGTCAAGGTAAGACTCGTCGTGGTTCATATGCCGCATATCTAGATGTTAGTCATCCTGATATTACTCAGTTCATCGAGATGCGTAAAGCAACTGGTGACCAAAACATGAAAGCTTTGAATCTACATCATGGTGTAAACATTTCTGATAAGTTTATGGAAATCATCGAAAGATGTATGCTAGATAAAGATGCTGATGATTCTTGGGAATTGATTGACCCACACAGTCATGAGGTGCGTGAAGTTGTATCAGCTAAACATCTATGGCAACAAA